CACCTGGATGTTGGTCAGCAGGAACTGCCGGCCTGGCCACGGCGACAGGATCGGCCCAATGAGCACGCTGGAGCTGATCGCGGTGTAGTCGTCGTGCGCCGTCGCCTCGTCGATGGCCCGCACGTAGCCGTCGAAACCGCCAAGTAAACGTGCGCGGTCGTTGGGGTCGTCGGCGTCGTAGGACAGGACCGCCGTGGGGCCCTGGTCGTTCTGGTACTGGATCGGGTAGAAGCCGCCCGTGTCGGCGCTCCAGAAGAGGTGCGTCGCCGGGGCGCTCGATGCCGGGGTGAGGAACACGTCCACGCCGTTCTGGCGGAAGTTCCACATCAACTGGACCATCACGGTCGAGTAGTCGACGTCCTGAAGGAACTTCGCCACCCGGCCCGTCGACAGCACCTGGGTGCGGTCGACGTTGAACTGGTTGGGCCCGATCGCGTAGAGGCCGTCCAGGCTCAGCCAGTAGAGCCGCAGGTCCTTGCCCAGACACCAGGCCCGCGGGCCGACGATGCCGACGTCCTGGGCGATCGTGCGGCGTTCAGTGAGCGACTGGTCCTGTGATCGGGGATTGCCGACGATGGCGTTCATCGATTTCGCGCCGCCGATGATGAGCTGCGTCCCACGGTAGGAGATCAGGGCCGTCACTAGGTCTGGCACGTCGCCCAGGAGCGAAGCCCCGGTGTCGAAGGCGCCGGCCTCATCGGTCGCGGGCGCCGAGAAGTCCCAGTCGTCGGGGAGGCCGATGCGGCATCCGAACACGCCGCTGGCATCGCTCTGCTGCCCGCTGATGTAGAGCCGGCCGCCGTGGAGGCACCCGAAGCGGCACCGTGGCGCGTTGACGCTCGCGGCCGTGGACCCGTTCCCGCCGGGGATCGTCCCCGCCGTCGCGTCCCAGACGACGATGCTGCCGCCGTTGGCACCGTTGGTCAGGTCGATGTAGCGGTAGGTGCTCCCGTCCAGCAGGAACACGCGCTGGAAAGCGAAGATCGACTCCACAAGCGTCGTGTTGGCGTCAAGAGAGGGCGTGGTCCCAGCGACCTTGGGCGCCGCGACCAGGCCGTCGATCGGGTTCCCGATGTACGCCTCGCCGGCGCTCACGGCGACGATCTTGCTCTCGCGCAGCACCGGGGGCGCGATGCCGGTGTAGACCCGAAAGTTGTCGAAGCGTCCGCGGTTGACGTTGGTCTGGAGACCCGCGGCGCGCTGCCGGGCCTGGAAGATCCCGATGTGCTGGTTGTTGTCGTTGGCCGCGGGGCCCGCGGTGTTGTTCCGGCCGTTCGCTGAGACGTCGAAGATCACGCGCCGCACCTGGTCCCAGAAGCCCTCGACGAAGTTCTTGTTGACGCGCAGCTCCAGGACGTGGTTGGCGTTGTCCGCGTTGCCGAGGCTCCCGGAGTTGGCTAGAACCGTGCCGTCCTCCAGCATGAGGCTGATCTGGTAGGTCGCGGCGCCGGTGATCTTGTGCCAGGCCAGCATAAAGCCGGTCGGGGCCGAGACCCGGAACCGGAAGAAGATCCCCATGTACGCCGCGGTGTCGGCGGCCCAGGAGTTGTCCGTCGAGAGGTTGACCCGGACGACGTAGGCATCGTTGACGTCCAATTCAAACGTCCCGCCCTGGCGGCTCTTGAGGATCGAGTCGGCGCGGTTCTCGCCTGTTGCGGGCGCGTTGCCGAAATAATCGACCAGGACCTCCTGGCCGTTGCTGGCGTACTCCAGGAAGCCCGGGGCCGGGGCGCTGGTGATCGGGTTAGGGAAGGTCGGGTAGGCCGCCGTGCCGCGACGGTCCTGCCACACGCCAGGAAAAAGCGTCTCCGGCGTCGAGCCGGAGGTGCCGGTGAAGGTCTCATCCAGTAGCAGATCACCGGCGAGTACAGCAAGACTGGGCAGCACGCGCGTCGCCTGGCGGAGCGACTGAACGCGGTTAGTGCCGTTGACTTGCGTGGCAAAGTAGCGCTTCAGGCCCGCGCGCTGTCCACCGCGGCCGCGCTGCTCGATCACGTCGAAGGGCACCACGTTGAGGCTGTCGGGCGTCGTCGCCGGGGGCTGCTGGGTGTAGCCCAGCCCCTCGACCTTGCCCAGCATGGGGAAGCGAAGGGTCAGGGCGGCGCGGCGCTGGCTCGTGGCGGTCTTGCCCATCTACAAATTCCACGCCTCGGCTTGCACCATTTGGACGGTGATGGCGTCCGAGGCGCCCGAGGTAATGCACACGCCGACGATGAGGTTGGCGACGGTGATATCGAACCCGGCCGAGATTGTGTTAACGCAGACACAGGGGATCGTCGCGTGCCCGGTCGCAGACAGGTTGTGAGTCAAGGCGAACTCGCCTGCGAATACACCCGCGGCGCCGACCGGACCTCGGCAGACCGCCAGGATCGTGATGAGACCCTCGTCAACGGCCGCCGTCCCGGCTGGCTTGGTGAAGCTGACCCGCGCCGTATCCGCGGTCGTGCCCGCGGTGCCCACGGCGATGTCGTAGGTCGAGAGCGCGGTCCCGGCCCCAGTTTTGGTGATGTTGAACCTCCACCGGAAGCACGTCCCGACCTGGAGCTTGTTGGTCGGGACAGCCAAGGCGCTTCCGGTGATGTACGTGCGCGTCGCCGCCGCGGGCGCTTGGGAGGCCGTCGAGAAGTTGGTGCGGCCGAAGGTGCGGACGAAGCCGGCATCGTCCTTGATCGACAGCATCTTGGTAACGGTGTCGATGTACGCGACCGCCTGCCCCGCGGCCGGCGTCGCGGGGGTGCTCTCAACGTCGAGTAGCAGATCAGCCATGGCTTACAGCCCTACGGCGCCTCCCAGTACGGTTTTCCGCGCGCCCATCCCGGTGACGTGGATTCATGATGCTTGCCATGGCGTTGGCTCCTGTCAGGTGATTCTAAGCCTTCCAGTTCCCTGGACGGCGAGTTGCTGCGCCCCGGTGAGCTGGAGCCGTTTCGACATGACGGCGTATTTCTCGGTCGCCACGGTGAAGGAACCAGGCGCGTAGGAATTGACCGCGGGATCTCCACCGGCGCCGCCTGCGGCATTGAGCGTCGTGCCCGCCATCGAGAGGTTCGTGCCGAGCACGATCTCCTGGACGTCTCCAGCGCCCGCAGCGCTCCCGCGGCCCAGAAGCATGGAAGCCGCAGAGACGTCCTGCATTTCGGCGTAGGAGACTGATCCGGCCTCCAGTTCAGCGTTGAGAAGGTTCCCGCCGTTGAGGTCCAGCGTCCACGGCACGCCGAAACACTGGATGATCGGCGCGCCGGGGTCAATCTGCATCGTGGCGATGCCCTCCCCAATCGAGAAGAACAGCCCGACATGCAGCGTGTCCAAGACCGTCAGGTCGTCGAAGAGCGTCCGCGCGCTCGCGGAGTTCGTGTCCGCGAGAATGGCGCCGTTGTCGTCGAGGATCAGGCCCATCAGCTCTCCAAGCTCCGTGCCACCGCCACCACCGATGTACCCGGAATGGCCGTCAACTGAATGTCCAAGCCGATCCCAACGGGGAGATTTCGGAAGTCCTCTTCCCGGAAGATGTAGCGGTAGTACTGGGCTGCGAGCGTCACGCGCATCAACTCCGGGTTGGTCACCCCGTCGTTCCAGCGCAGCTCGAAGGTGATCGCGCCCGCGTTGCGGTTGTACACCTGGCCGCCAATGAAGCGGCGCAACCTGAATCCGCCGGCGAAGGCATTCGAGGCCGTCGTCAGCGCCGGGACGAACGTAGTCCAGTTCGCGTCCGCGAGCACGACGAGCAGGTCGGGACGGATGGAGACTGCGGGCATGTCACGGCGTCGTGACGGACATCGGCTGGGGCGCGATTCGCCGAAGATATCCGTTGCTGAGGGTGAGGATCTCGGCGCCAGCGCCGGCCGAGATCAGGCCGGTGAGCACCAGCGCTCTGGGAACATGGAGCGAGGAGCTGTTCAGTGGCGTCGCGGCGGTGACGGCCACGACCGCCGAAAGGCTGGCCCCGGCCTCGGTCGCCATAATCAGCGTCCCGTGCGTCTTCGTGGTCAGGAAAAGAAGACCCGCAGCGGCAACCATGCTCCGCACGACCACGAAGAGGCTGAGATCCCAAAACAGCGTCGCAATGGCCGGGTCGAATGGCGTGTGGGTCCAGAGGCTATCGCCCGCAGCGTCAATCATGCGCAGGTTGAAGGAGAGGTTGCCCGCGCCGCCGGAGACGTAGGTGCCCGACGCCCGCACCTCGAACATCGTGCCGCGCACCATCTGCCGGGCCGGGATGGTGTGCGTCATCAGCACGGTCTGGACGTTGGTCCCGGTGAGGTCCGTGGCCGAGTCGCGGACGGTCGCCAGCCGGTTCGTCTGGATCTGGGTCTTTACAGCACTCACGGCGTGGTCACCTGCATGCCCGGCGTGGGCCGGCTGATCCGGATGAACCCGTTGGAGAGAACGACCGAGTCGGCCCCGGCTGAGAGATTGCCCGTCAGGACCAGGACCCGGTTCTGGTTCTGCGAGAGCGTCGCCACCTTGTTGACCACGTTGACGAACGACTGGAGGCTGGCGCCGGCCGCGGTCGTGAGCAGAAGCGTCCCGGTGGTCTGGAACGTCGGCAGGGCGCCCGCGACGGAACGCACCACGCTGTAGATATTCAGATCCAGGGAGAGGGTGAGACTGTTGGTGAGATCCGCAGCCGTCATCGTCCAGAGAATGTCGCCAGCGGTCGGAGCCGCCACGGTGCTCAGCCTGAGCTGAAACTGGTGCGTGGCGGCACTGACGGCCGTGATGGCGGTCAGGCCGAATCGGGCCTCGATGAGCGTGCCGGCGTTGAGGATGTTCGCCGCGACCGTGTGTGTGGCGATGACAGTTTCGGTCGCGGTGTTGGGGACGGCGGTCGCGTCGTCACGGATCGTCCCCGTTCGGACGGACCGTGCGGCAAGAGCGCTGGCAATGCTGACCATGGGGAGATCGCCTCCTATGCGGGATCGGCCGCCGTCTCGGTGACGAGCGGGTTGTAGTCGTATGCTCGTTGCCCGATGCCGCCGCGCAGCGGCCCGAAGTTCTGCACGCCGCCGTCGCGGCGCTTGATGGTCATGTAGGGCTCGCTCTGCCGCAGCGTGTTCAACTCCTCGGTCAGCACGTCGCCCTCGTAGCCCTTGGCGAAGGCCGCGATCGTCGCCTTCAGAAGCCCCTCGGCGAAGACGGGGACCGCGGCCACGTCGTCTGGGTTGTTGAGCGTGCGCCAGCCCGACCCGTACCACAGGATCGCAGCCTGGTCGTCGTTGGCAGTCGGTGTCGGGGCGACCTGGATGAACGGCAGTCCGTTGTCGTACATGACGTGGCCGACGAACGTGCCGCCGGTGCCGCTGCCGGCCGTGTAGGCGACGTCCGCGGTCTGCATGGTCGAGCCCAGGATGATCCAGGCGTTGCCCGGCGTGATCGAGATGACTCGCGCGAACTCCGGTGGAAGCGCCACCAGCGGATTGTTGGCCTCGAAGCGCAGTTGCGTGCTGCGCCGCTTGGCGAAGACCCAGCGGCGCATCGAGTACAGGTGCTCTCCGGCATCGTTGACGATCGAGGTCGTCGTGTGCGGCTCCGCCGGCGGCCCGCCGATGTCGTGCAAGACGAGCGCTTGGAGGGTGGAGAGCTTCAGGGGCATCAGAGGACCAGGACCATGACGTAGTTGGCCGTCGCCGAGGCGGCCAGGTTGTGCAGGTGGACCATGTCGATCGGGGAGACCGTCGCGTCGGCGACGATCCGGGTGTCCGTGGCGACGGCCAGCATGCCGCCGTTACTCAGGATGAAGGGCGTGTTCGCCAGGATCGGGAAGACTACGTTGGCGTCGGGCGTGTCGGTGATGAGCTGGAGCTGCACGTTCTGGTCGGACCAGAAGAACAGGTACGCGAAGGTCGCCGGGAAGTCGTCGCCGGTGACGCCATCCACGGTGGAGCCGTTGGCCTGGTAGAGAATCACCTCGCCATCGGCGGCGACCGACCCGATCTTCTTGTGCACGTTGCCCGTGACCGTGATGTCGAAGGTCTTGGTCGCAGCGTCGGCGGCGGGGCCCTGCTTTGCGGCGACAGTGATCCCCTGGCTGGAGAGGCTGATGGTGTTGATGACGCTCAGCGTGGCGATGGCCCTACTCCTCGGGCGGTTCCGCGGCCATCAGGCCGCGCACGATCGCGGCGGCTTCCCGCATGATCTGGGCCTGCCGGCGGTAGCCCACGCGGTCGTCGGTGCCGAGGGCCTGGTCGTTCTTGCTCCGCCAGTCGCGTTTGACCGCTTCGTGCTCCAGCTTGTTGGCGGCCAGGAGCAGCGTGTCGTTGTCGGGTCCCTGGGGCGGCGCTTCCGGTGGCGGGCCGGGCGGGTTGGCGCCCAGCTCGGCCAGCCGTTCGCCCGAGAGTTCGCCGGCCTCGGGCGCCTTGCGGGGCCTGGTCTTGATCCTGGCCTCGTGGTCCTTCACCCGCTGGTTGGCGTTCTTGACCACGGTGGCGACGGCCATGCCCTCGCGCGCCGTGCGCTCCTTGAGTTCCTTGGCCTGATCGAAGCTGACTTCTGGCATTGGTCGATTTCCTTGCACTCGTTTCGTAAGCACGGGCGGCCCGAGTGAGAGCCGCCCGCGCCCAGATCAAGGAGAAAGGTGGAAAAGAGAACTCACGTGATCCCGCCGAAGTTGTCCTCGAAGATGGCCATGGCCAGGACGCTGCCGGCAGAGTCCTCCAGCAGCATGCCCAGCGGGGAGTCGTTGGCCGTCACGGCGATGAAGTCGCCGGCGGCGTCCGACGCCAGGAATGCGCCGGCGGTCAGAGCGCCGGCCGCCATGCTCAGCCTGGCGACGCCGCTGCGCAGTCCCTTGAACGTGGCGCCGTTGGCTGCGGCCTCCAGGGCCACGATCCAGATGTCGGGCCGCGCAGTGCTCACGCCAGCCGTGCGGATCCGGACGGTGGTGTCCGCACCGCTCGCCACGGTCAGCCCGGTGGAGCCGGCGACGAAGGGGAAGGCGGCGGCGATGAGTGCCAGCGCATCGGTGACGTCCACGCGGTAGGCGCGTCCAGCCACGGTCGCGGCGCCGGAGGCGTTGATGAACGTGCCGATGCGGCGCTCGATCATCGCCGCCATGCCGCGAATGCCGGTTCCAAGTTCCATGTCGATGCTCCAGAGAGCCCAGAGGCTCAGAAGGTCGGTTCAGCCGCCAGGCGCAACGACGAACTGACGCGCCGCGCTGCGGAGGAAGAGGTTGAAGTACACCACCGTCAGGTTCACGTGGCTGTCCGGCTGGCCGGGCAGCATGAAGGGCGCGACGCGCTTGAAGAAGTTGGTCTCGTGGATCACCGGCTTCAGGTAGTTGCCGTCGATCCCGAAGAACCGCGGGCCGGGCACGTTGACGGTCGCGGCCAGCTCGCTCACCTTGGCGGTGGCGGCGGCGTTGTTGTACCAGGTCGCCGTTCCCATCCGCGTGAAGTTCTCCACCGGGATCCCGGCGAACTTCGGCTGCGTGTAGCTGGGGTCCTGCGCTTCGACCGTCCGGTCGTTGTGCTCCAGCAGGCGCCGCTTGTAGAACCGCAGCCCCGTGTTGGAGCATCCGATGAACCGCTTCGAGGGATCCTGGCCGCTGCGCTGGAAGTACTCTTCGGTCGCCGGGGCGTTGTTGGCCATCGGACGCGGCGGGATCCAGTTGGTCTGGATCACCCCGTCCTCCAGCGCATCGAGCAGGCCGTTGCCGTTGCCATCGATGTCGTCGGGGTCGGCGAAGTCGTAGTTGGCCAGCACGTTCTGGAAGCCGGTCTCGGTCGCCCGGGCGATGCCCATGACCGTCGTCCAGGCCACGCCGGCGGCGGAGATCGGCAGCCGGTTGGTCTCGGCGTTGACCAGGGCGTAGAGGCCGTAGGGCTCCTTGCCCGACTGCGCCTCCATGTCGTTCTGCGCAGTCGCGGGGTCCGCGAAGATCTGCGTCTCGATGCCGTTGAACAGAGACGTCCACATCTCCTGTTCCTTGGCGTGGCGCAGGCTCTTGTAGACCGCGTGACGGCGCTCGGGCGAAGCGCCCTCCGGGATCGCCAGGTCCAGCTCCGGCTCGGTGTACATCCAGTAGTCGCGGCCGAAGCGCCAGTCCACCGACTGGAGGGACGCCGACTGCCGGTTGGCGTATCCGCCGATGCCTTCACCGGGCAGGAAGCTCTGGTAGGTGCTCAGCACCGAGAGCAGGATGGTGTCGCGGATGCGCGCGCCACCCTGGAGCACCTCGGACGGATTGCGACCCATCAGCAGGCGGCCGAACATCGGGGCCTGGACGATGGCGTCGTTGACCATGTCCTGCGGTGACGTCAGGTACTGGGGCGGCACCATGCGAACGAAGTTCGAGAACTCGGAAAGTGGTGAAGACATCCGTGTCTACTCCTGGTCCGGCCGTCCTTGGCCGAACGCGGTCGTGGTCAGTTCACTCAGCCATGATCCCGTACTTGCGCGACAAGTCCTCGGCCTCTCGGATCTTCCCCCGGGTGACGAGCAGCCCGATCTTGTCGCTGATTTCCTTGTGGCTCAGCTTCTTCTCCGGCGGCTCGCCGCCCTCCGCGTCGTCGGTCGATCCCTGCGCCTTGATCTTGCGCAGGCGCTTTGCGGCATCGGATTCCGCAGTGGGCTTGCGCGCGCCGCCGAAGACCAGCACGGCCGCGTCCTCGAAGGCGCGGAACGGGTCGTCCATGTACCCGCCGGTCTTCAGCAGGACCGCGGCCTTCTGCACGAGCTTGCCGACGTTCTCGCCCTTGGCGGCCTGCGGGAAGTCGGGCTTGATGCGGGCCAGGCCCATCTGGATGAGCGTGGCCTCGCTGATCCGGCTCATCTGCTGGATCGACGGGGCCAGGCCGTCGATCTTCTTGGCGAGCGAGTCGTAGGCGGCGACGGCGCCATCAATGTCGCCGGCCTCCAGCGCATCGCGGAACGCGTGGCGCTCGGGCTTGGGGGGCGACTCCGCGGTAGGCGCCGGCTCCGAGGCGGCGCTGCGCTGCGGCTCCGGCTCCGCGGCCGGCGTGTCCAGGCGGCTCATTGCCGTCTCGACGATCTTGTCGTCGTCGAGGCCCTCGACCGCGACCTTCTGCTCGGTCAGGTACGTGCGGGCGGCCTCGACGTCTTCTGCTGAGTGCTCGGCCATGGTGCTCCTCAATCGGGGATGATGCGGTCCAGCCGCGCGCACACCTCGGCCTCGTGCTTCGCCGAGCGGATCACGACGCGGCCCTTGCGCCCGGGCTTCGTCATGGAACGCACGTTCTTGGGCATGTGCTTCCAGCGGTGCATCGCGTAGCTCTCGTAGGGGTACTTCGGGTGGCGCCGGTTGGTGTCCGCGCCGGAGACGATGAGGTCTGAAGTGGCGAGCCGCCGGCAGCGCACGCCATCCACGTCGATCTCGTCTCCGATGCGCGGCGCGGCCGCCATCGAGAACGATTGGTGGATCACGGTGCCCTCAGGCGTGGCGAATGGGTACATCAACTCGCGCAAGCGTAGAGCGACGGAAATCGCCTGTCACCTGTTACGAATGTTGTCGCTGCGCTGCGCCGCGTTGTTTACGCGGAGCCGTTGCGCCTGGTGCGCGCCGATAAGCGCGACCCGGTGGTGTAGCCACTGGGCGCATTGCTCGCGCCGTTGTTCCTCGGGGCACGTGGCTGCGGGCGCGGAGAAGGGGTCGGTCCCGGTGAACCTTCCCTGGTGGGCCCGCCGACCCCCTGCTCCGCGTCGGCAGCCTGCGCGGCCATGACCGCCATCGCCACCTCGGGCGAAAGCATGCGCTCGAAGTCGGGATCGTCCAGCGCGTCGCCGACCATTTGCGCGACCATCCGCCAGTCGATCCAGGGCATCGTGACCATTCCCTGTCCGATCTGCACGAGGGCCTGGAGCTTCAGGCTCGCCCGCTGCTGGAGGACGATCTCGCTGGGCCGGCTCATGCTCATGGGCTCGACCTCGACGAGCATGGTCTCCTCAGGAAGCGGACGGCCCAGCAGCTCCGCGGCCATGTACCACACGACGCCCTCGAAGACCTCGCGGACGAAGCGCATGTAGCGGTACTGCATCTGGCGCAGCCGGACGCTGCCGGCGCGGTCGGTGATGTCGGCTTCCGTCGCGCTGACGCCCCGGGGCTGGCCGCGGCGCGCATCGTCGATCCCGCTGTTGCGGTTCAGCCGGTCGCGCATCAGCGCTTCCATCTGGAGCATCTGCGGGGTCAGGCCGCCGACCTCCAGGTTCTGCATGATCGCCGAGGCCAGGTCCTCGACGGTGTAGAGGTTCATGTGCTCGCCGTTGACGATGACCTCGCCGAAGGCGGCGTGGTCAGAGTCCACCAGGCCAATCCGTTTGTAGCTCTTGACGCCGTCGCTGTTGGCGTTGGCGACCAGGTTCAATTCTTCCTGCTGGCGCGCGGTCGCCACCAGCGGGCTCAGCGGGTAGGGGCGTCCTGGCACGATGTAGCACCCGGCCAGGTAGTGCGGGCCCCAGGCCGGGCCGTAGTGCGGCCGCGGCTCGCGCACCTCCAGGCCGCCGCCGTGTTCGGCGATCGTGCAGATCGAGCCGTTGAGCCCCTTGGCGCGTCCGCCGGCGTCCTTGGCCTCCTGC